GTCCAGTTAGCAGCAGTATCACGCCGCTGCGCCATCTTGACCGGAACAGTAGTAGCAGTTGGCATAAGATTAGGCTCCGCCAGCTAGTAGTAGTTTTTCTGGGTCAGGAGGTGTTGCATCTGATGCTAACAGTTCAAACGGTGAATTGCCAGTGAATGCTATATTTTCAAATGCTGCAACAATAGGTGCTGCTGCTGGCCCACCGTCTAAATAAAAATCAAGCACCCATCCTTGCAATACACGTAATGAAACTGTTATATCAAAATACACTCCTTTTTGCCGCTCTTGTGGTATAGATGCATATCTGTAAATTGAGTTAGTTGGCACTACTTGGTCTGCATCGCCCCATAGAGTAGCCGGCGCTTCAAAATAACCATGCACGCCGCTAGATTGATTCCAATGTGTACGAATTAAAACTGCATCGGATTCAATGCGGTTGTTAAATGTCATTTGTAATATATGACCATTATTGCGTAATGAATGCCTAAACCTAACAGGGCCGCTAGCTACTGTTGCCGCTTCGCTTATATTTAAATCGCCTAAATCATAACCAATTTCATCTGGTGCTAAGTCGGGAAAAGTAGCCATAATTAAATTAAGTAGGGTGGAATTAAAGTTAAAGCTACAGTGCCATCAATCTGGTCGCATGTTTCATCAAATGATGGGCTGTCAGCATATATCCATTGGTGGTTAGCAGGAAATGTTAAATTAGTTGCAGCTAGTGTTGTTGCATTTAAATCAAATGGTTCGAACCGTCCATGGAAAGCATAATGATTTAGCAATGCATAATGTTCGGCTCTAGTCATTTGCCTAAATGTCATCCGCAATTGGTCTCCGGACCTGCCATTACCATGCCGCACGTTAACTTCACCGCCACTTAATACAAGCAACAATGTATTTGCCGTGCTACCTGGCGTATAGGTGCGACTGCTTGGATTTAACGCGGGAAATAGTGCCATTAGCTTGCTGAGTTGTGGTCGTAGTTAATGCCTGCCCAATCCGCCTCCCAGTTTACATTATTAATGCTAAATTGCCATACTCCTGTAATCGACCAAGTATCTTGATTGCCGAAAATAAGTGTTCCCATACTAATGAGCGGAGGGTTGGAAGGAACAAAAATTTGGGCTGGCGCTCCATTGCTTATGCCTCCAAGCGTCCAAGTTGAGAACGAAGATGTATTAGTTTTTTGAACAGCAATTGCAGTTGCACACCATGGCCCTGCTAGCCCAGGAGTATATTTTTCAAATGCAGTATTGTTTGCAATTCCCAAAGCATCACTTAATGGGCTATATCTTAAACCATTCAATTGCGGCGGATTGTTGGGATTAAATGTATAAGACGAACTTGTGACTTGAGTAGATCCGCTTGGCGTTGTGACTGTGCCAACCCAACGCGCATATGTATATGATGGCACATCTGGTATTGCTGGCTTTGTAATGCCAATTATAGATGGCTCACCAAAACCATCTGGGCTGCTAGGGTCTGGGCATGTAGCTTCTGCAATTAAATAATGGTCTATATCATCATTTGTAAGCACCAGTGACGCGCCTGCCTCCCATCCGCTGCTGGCCAGCGTTTGGCATTGTATTGTTACGCGATTTGGTGTTGTTCTTGCTTCGTCTATATCTGCGACTGATGCTTTCCTTACGCGATACCAGCAAACTTTACCGCCTGGGCATGGTGGCACTGCATTTGCAGTTTCGCCTTCTACTGGTGGGTCGCTAACACCTGTGATGCCAGGATTTGGCCCGCTTGGATATTCGGGTTCAGGTTCATCCAACGGGTCCTCTGGATTATCAACTGGATCTGTCGGCCCATCATCTGGCTCATTGCCAAGTTCTTCAGGGTCTGTTTCAACAGGTGGGTCATCTTCAGGTTCTATGTCTTCGCCAACATCAGGTAAAGGCGTATTATCAACAGCACGACCTGCAATGTCACAAGTAAAATCTGTGCGGCCTGTTGGTACGATATAACCATTACCTACCGCAGCCTCAACTGCTAACCCAACTAAACTACGGTTCTGGCTATCAACTGGGAAATGTATTAAATCCAAACTGATAACACCACTGATAGCTCTTGTAATACGCTCTACTTCGTAGAAATGATTATGGTAACTAACAGTGCCTACACTTGTTTCACGCCTTAACCTAACTCGCACAACATTACCTACAATTAGCGTTGCATTAAATGAGCTAGGCGCAACACGTATCCTAAGTGTATGCGTTACATAATAACGACTAGCAACGCGATAGGTGCCAACCTTAACTGCATGGTCTTCAGTAGCACAAAATTGGCTTAAGTCATATTGTTCTAATGGCCCATTATCTGCTAATCCTGTCATTCGTATTTCAGCCGAGCGGATAATACCAATGTCGCTATCAGGCTGCTGCCGCCATAAGACTAAGGCTGTGATGGCTTTGCGATTTTCAAGCGAAATATAATCAATTTCAAAGCTATTAATTATTACATGGTCTTCAGTAAATGTAAATACTGGCTCAATAGCTGTTGTTTTAATTGTGCCATTAGCATTTGTTTGTAATCTTGGCCTTAAACCTTTTTTACCATTTTTGTCGCTTACACGTAATAAAAAATTTGAACTAATAGATTGCAACCAATCTTCTAGATTAGTTGATTCTTTAAATTCTCCATTATAAAATAAACCATTTACATTGCAGAATAATGCTGCGTCTTCCATCATTACTAAGTCAACCATTGAACTTGGGAACCGGCTGCTTTGCGCTATTAAATACAACGCCAAATCAATTACGTTATTACTAGGTCCTGTAATATCATCTAAAATCCTTGTTACATTTATTCCATTACGAACAAAGCAATGCACTTGCCTATCCCATAATTCGCTGCCATCATCATGCGTATTAATAAAGCTAAGCGTTGTCATATTATCGTATGTGCCTTGAGTGCCACAATATAATGGGCAATTCCAAAATTTCTTAGTTGCTACAGCAACAATAAAATTGCCAGGGTCCCAGGTTTCAGCGCGGCGGTCGTATGTTTGCGCCCAAGTGCCAACACGGCAAGCACGTTGGAATACATCTTTAAGTGGCAATTGGTCCATATCACCTTCACTAAGCACTAGATGAACTTTGGTTGTTAGCACGTTGGTTGTTGAATTATTCTCATATCTGCCTTCAGTAGCGGATGGGCTTACTAATACACCGCCATTGCTTGATACGCGCCGGCAAAATACAATTGGGATTGGTTCACCAATTACTGCTGCCTTTTGCCTGCTGTCTAGTGGTGACTGCCCTTTGGCTGCGCCTTCCTCGGCAACGGTAGTAACCAATCCGCTTTGATATGGCAACAGCGCTAACGGGTCTCTAATTTGAATACTCATAATCTTACCGGTGCCCCAATAAGTAAAGTAGTAAATTTACGCGGCGGCACTTGAGCACCTACAGGGCTAAGCGCTGAACTTAAATTAATTGATAATTCCGTGAAATTACCTGAAATTTTCGATACTTCACCAACATAAGTAGCAATCAATGATTGTGTAGATATTGGTGCTGCTTGCGATAATCGCGTATCAAATTCATACATTTTAATTTCGCATAATCTATTGTTATTTAAAGCCGCCTTAAACACACTAATTGCTGTAGCTGTAGCCGGTACTGTGATTGTAACATCTGACCCTGCTGGGCTGCCGGCCATCATCCCATCTGCATTAAATGGATTATAAAACCAAGACGCAGAATCTAACGTAATAGTTTGATTGATGTAATACGCCTGCCAGCGTACATATGTCTGGCTGCTATCGTAAATTCTTAAATATTGGCTTTGGCCGCGATTGCTCATGTGCCTACTCCTTGATAGCTACGACCGCCAAATGTACGGTTATTAAGCAACAAAGAATCTGTTAGCGTTGTAAGTGCTTTTTCCATGTCAGCAATTGTTACATACTGTTGATTATTCTGTTGTAGCACGGGGCCAGTTTGAATTTGTATTGTAGGTGATGCTGAGCTGTTGTTGCTTTGGCTTTGTATCGCTGCATTGCCGCGCATTCCTCCAAGATAATTAGATGCAAAATTTGCGGCTTTAGATTCAGGAATTATATACTCGCGCCCGTTGCCTTCACCCACCATTGCAAGTGTTGGCCTATTTACCACGCCGCCATCCGCAAATCTTGGCACGTTAAGAGTTGGAACAAGTGGAATATTGGGCCCAGGCAATTTATTAAATGTTCTAATAAGAGCATTTACATTGCGGGCAATGCCATTTAATGCATTAGCAATAAATTGCAATACTCCCCGAATGGCGTTTTTAATTGTATTAACGACATTATTCCATATGTTTTGCACATTTTGCGCTAAATTTTGCATTGCTTTAGGTAAAAATTCAGTAAGCGCTATCCATGCAGTGCGAATAGGTGCAATAACTTTTTCATTAAAAAACTTAGTAATGCCTGTCCATATACCTTGCAACCAAGTAACTGCTGCGGTTACCGGCGTCCGCAATATATTATTCCATAAATTAACCCATGGTTGAATAAATATTGTATTTAGCAAACTTATTAAACCTTTAAATGCTGTATCAAAGGTAGTTGTTGCCCAGTTAAACATTGCAGTTACTGGTTCACGCAATACGTTATTCCATAAATTAATATATGGTTGCACAAAAATTTGCCATGCAATAGCATAAATTGCTTTAAAACCCCAATCAAAAACACTTTTAACAAATTCAAAAAAACCAGTTATAGGTTCACGTAATACATTGTTCCATAAATCTATCATTGGCTGCACAAAAACTGTTTTGATTAATTCCATTAAGCCTGTAAACGCTTGGCTTATTAATTGACCAATTGCACCAAAGGCTTGCCCAACCTGGTCTCTGAATGCATATATCGCAACGCCTGCTGCTATTAGCAATGCTGCCCAGCCTACGGGGCCTGTGAATATTCCGACCAAAATAGTTCCTAGCCCACTTAAAGCGCTGCCAAAAGCAGCTATTACCGGAATTGTGGCCCCAAGCCATCCAGAAATAGTGGCAAACACGCCACTTAAGCCAGCTAATGCGGGCATTATTGCGCCAAGTGATCCTGCAATTGTGGCGCCAATCTTTAGCCCCCCAACAGTAATTCCTAATGTTTTCATTAAATATACTAACGACCCTAAACCTGGCGCAATAGCAACCAAGCCTATAAAAGCAGTTCCTAGCCCAGCAA